CTAGAGGAGTGTGTAGAGTGCAGCGATGATGCCGTTGTGAAGCCAGCGCCTTGGACCGAGTCCGCGTTTGTCGTAATGCCAGACTCGGGCAGCCCTGCTTCCTATGTGCCCCTGCCACGCGAACAAATCAAAGGGCCCACCCTGCAATTGGAAACGCGGCACATTTACTTAGACCCGGAGTCTCGTGCCGCCGTGGAAGCAGGGCCGCACGAATCCCCCTATTCGGTTCTGTATGAGAACTCCTTTTCCTTTGGTCCCGACGATTACAAGGGCGCAAATCCTGCCGCGGGTTTATATCCTCTGTACACCCGTCTCCTCGATGCCAAACGCCCCGCCAGCCGTATCTTTTGGTTTATGCGAAGCGAGGATGCTCTCCGCCGCAATCGGCGCTGGGCAACAGGCTCCGCGGCGAACCCCTATTGGAATAGTCTTTCGCTCGTGATTGCCGCCCGCGATCGCGAAACGGCTTGGGGACCTGCCGTCTGGAATACGCTGGTCCAGTTTACAAAAGAGGATCGCGGATCCGGCTACACCGTGGGCGAAATGAATTGGGATCTTGGCGTCGGTCCAGGGCTGGCGCCGGCAGGCACCGTGCCCCAAGGCTCCGTGAATTTCACCACGGCTGACCGACCCACTCTCTTGGTTGGCATCAGGCCGCCCGACGGCTCCTTTGCTACGGAGCGCATGAATTTCCTCGCGGTTGTAGAATCGTGGGGTGTCTATACGGTCGCCGACGGACGCGCGATGTTCCGTTATAACTAGGCAGGCCCTCGCCGTTCCACGCCTTCCGCCGCCTCCGCTACGCCGAAAAGCGAGTCCAAGGACACACGCACGCGAGCTCCGTGGTCGCGAATTCCCTCCAGATGAAATTTTCGATGTTCACAATCATCCACAAGAATATCCAAAAGATTCGCCCCCAACACGAACGCCTGCTTCAGCACAACCTCCATTGGAAAATAGGTCATATCGATTTTCCAGTCGTAGGAGCAATCCAGGAATACCTCTGTCCGGTAAACGGCGAAGCCGTTAAAGGCCGAATAGACAGGGACGAGCGCGGTCGGGTCGGTCGCGCGCGCCGCATCCAACACCCCTTTCCAGTGCTCGCGCATCACCTCCAGAGTAATCGGCGTGTCAAAGTGATAACAACTATAGACGAAAGGGTCGTAGGAGAGGGCCCAGTAATCGTAGTATCCCGCCTCTCGGTCCCAAGAGATGGCATCCCAATCGTCTCGGGCAAGAGCGGCGGCGAGAACGGCGGGCCGAATAGGCCCGACACAGGAGTAATTGTTCGCGTCCATCATGATGAAAACCTTCACCTCCCAGAACCGCTGGCGAATTTCGGCGAGAATTGCGTTGCGGGCGCGCGAAATTCGTTCCGTGCGAACCCGGCCCGGAGGTTGCGGGAGCCGCACGATAGCCATGTCCCCGTGGGCCTCCCCAAATTCTTCCAGAAGTGCCAGCGAATTGTCGGTAGAATCATCATAGGCGGCAATTACGATCAGGCGTTCAAAGAGGGGGCGGATGGCCAAAATATTCCGGAGGACGGCGGGAAGCCCTTCAGCGCAATTCCGGATACAGAGCCCAAGGGCCGCCGTGCCACCCACACTCATACTTACCAGGGCTAAGCCGCCACTTCTTAGCCCTGACTAGCATGGCGCAGCCGCGTGGTCCAATTACAACCCTCTTGGACCTCACGGATCGGGATCTCGCCGAAAATGACTTGTATCCTCTGGATACGAATACAACCTGGTTCACACGAGATCCGGACCGTGCGACAGTGACCTTCACGCCCCAGATTCAAACGATCCAGTATCGCGGCCCGGCGTCGTGGGGCCAGCGCTTCACGATTGACCTCGGTTCTCTCCAGGTCGGCGACCTTCTCTATGGAACGATGCTCCAGATGGATCTCGGCCACTGGCTTGACCGAACCACCCTCTTGAATCTCGCCGCGGGCCAAGCGGCGTATGCGGACCCCCAGACCGCCTGGGAATACGCAAATGCGCTCGGCCTATGCGCCGTCGCCCAGGCGGAACTGGAAATCAACGGCGTGACTGTGGAGACTCTGGACGGCGATTTCATGAATGTCTTTTCTCTGCTCTGGGGCGACCTCAATACGCAGGTCGGGACATATGATTCTGTTGGTAAACTCCCTATTGCGATGCTCAGGCAAATTGCGGCACCTCAAGGGTCCCCCCCACGCCAAACCCCGCTGCTCATTCCGGCCCCGCGCACCTATTCCACAGAGGATGGAATTATCCACTGCCCTCTCCCCTTTTTCTTCATGCGCACCAGCTACCAAGAGGCGCTACCGATGATTGCGATTAAAGAAGGGTCCGTCCGTATTCATGTGACCCTGCGGCCTTTCACGGAGGTCGTGCGCCAGATTCGGGGCTTCCGCGACAGTTGCGATGCGACCCCTCTAGGGCAGTCCTTTACGTTCACGGGTCCAGCGGGAGGCACGGCAACAGCCGCCGTGGTAGCCCCGGAGCCGAATCATGTGCGGCTTTTGGCGCTCGGCGCGCTCATGGACGGGTCGCCGCGCCAAGATATGTTGCGCAAGCCGTTTGAAATGCTCCATCGCGAGGTCCAGACGTTCGTGTTTACGGAACCGCTGAAATATGCAACGGCGAAACGGGGCGAGGCAGATGTCATTACAGTGCAACTTCCGCTAGAGGCGAATCATCCTGTGGAGGAGATTCTTTGGTTTGTTCGGCGCAAGGAAACGGCCGCGAATAATGAATGGACGAATTACTCAGACCGTGTGGAACAGGAGTGGCCGCTACACCTGGAGGACCCTATAGGGGTTCGGTCATCATTTGTTGCGCGGCCAATGCTCGTTGCCGCACGGTTTCAGGCCAATGGCCAGACGCTCGTGGAGGCGGAGGAACAGTATTTCAGGCAGCAGGCTGCTCGGGCTCATCGGGGCGGCTGGGTAGCATATACTTCCTTCCTTTATGGCTACTCGTTTGCGGAGCGGCCTGGCGCCTTCCAGCCGAGTGGGTCTATAAATGCGAGCCGCGTCTCTAGTTTGCGGTTAACGCTGGACGTGCGGCCGCCAGGGGGGGCTCTGGATGGCGCGTGGGAGGTCAAGGTCTTTTGTGTGGCGCTGAACTGGCTGCGGTTTGAGAATGGGCTGGCGAATGCGGTGTTTGAGGATTAGGCCTGCTGCGCAGGGCTTCTCCAGCGCCATCTGCGATGGCCGAGGATTAGGCCTGCTGCGCAGGGCTTCTCCAGCGCCGCTGTTGGCGGCTGAGAACTAGCCCTCTAACGACGCCGCCCCCCAGCTTGATTCGGTTGGTTCACTCTGGTATTATTTACTGTAGTATTTGTCGCTGCAGACCTCCCTTTAAATAATGCTAGAATTAATGAATATATACTGAGGAAAAGACTAAAGAAGGCAACAAAACTTAATCCAACCAGCGTTCCAGGCGGGCAACCACCCCCTTCATCACAACTACCGTTAGGATTATTAGGATTTACCCAGATAAAAAGAAAATAAAAGGAGCATACTAATATGATAAGTTGAATATACGGTGATAGAATGGTTGTGTGAATTGTTCTTGATAAGTGTATAATACTTATCAAAAGAAAAAGTGGAACAATATATGCGAAAAAATCGTATCCACTAAATGGTGGTTCAAGTTTATTGTAGCTTATGTATGTAGTAGATACAAGACATGCCGCAAGTATTCCTACAGTTATAGGGTTTGTAATAATCGGTATAAAAAACTTATCGAATGTGTCCTTGTATATATATGATATGTAAAGTATAATCACCCATACAACGAAAAGAATATACATCCTACTCGGGGGACAGAAATCCCGCGATGCAAGCCTACCATTACCGCCGCCGTCTACCACCACCTTGCGGCATATTTACCGATATAGCCCCCGTGAATCCCAGCGCAATCGCCATAATAAGTTGGGCAATTCCCTGAATTAGCACAAACCAGACGAGTCCGCGTATTCCGGAGACAATTGCGGATCCAGGGCCGATAAATTGTTTTAGGATATTCGTCTCAACGTATCCTGCATGATTTGCAGGAACATCTGGGAAAGAAAGGTCTGTTCCAGTAAAAAAGAAATTGGATACATCCCAATAGGACGGTTCCACAGCACCCGCAAGCTGGAAATTGCGCCCTAATACAGTTTGAGCACCCCAGATTAACGCAATAATTAGGGAAATATTTATGATAGCAAGGACAACAAGGATGATGCGCCAAAACATTCTATCAGGGGTAAAGAAAACCCGCGACGCAGACTAGAATGGTGGCATCGCTACTGCGTGTCCTCCACGGAGGAATTCAAGATTCGCGGCTGCTCCCTCCAAGAGGGCAGCCGAATATCTCCATGTTCAAGACGGTAATTCCGCGCGCCGGTCGCTTTACGACCCAGTGGGTCCGCCTGGATTTTGATACACGCCCCGCACTTGGTGCAAAAGCGACAATTACGCTGCCGACAAAAGGGCATCTCATCAGCCGTCTTTTTCTGGTGACGACCATGCCAGATATCCAGACGGCACAAGTGGTGGCGGCGGCCTCCGCTACAGCCGCAGGAACGCAATTCCTCGGCCCGCAATTCACCTGGACGAATTCTCTCGGCCACGCTCTTGTCAACCAGGCCACTCTGGAAATTGGTGGAGCCCGTGTGGAGGTTCTGGATGGCCGCCTTCTGGAGGTTCTGGACGAATTTTACACTCCTCTGGAACGTTTGCCGATCGCAGACAAATTGCTGGTCCGCAATTCCATGAATTTTCCGCAATTCGTGGCCGGGGCTGCCGCACCCACCCAGGCAATTACACCCCTCCCCTTTTGGTTTAGTCGCGGCGACCCCGGCGTTTTCCTCCCTATAGATGCAATTGCAACCGACGCCGTTCGTGTGTCAATTACCTTCGCGGCCCTGAATTCCCTCTACGTCTCCTCCGCCCGCCGAGCGGTCGACCCGAACCTCCCCCCAGCCGCCGCAGCCGCCTATTTTCCCCTCGCCGGCAGCCCCTTTTACAAGGCTGACGCCGCTGGCGACCCCGTGTATGGCCTCACCGGCGACCCCGGCGTAGCGACACTCGCTTCTAGAATTCCTGGCATCGCCGTGCCGGCCAAGCCCTCTCTCGGCGACACGTATATCCTCGCGGAATACATCTACCTGGACGCCCCAGAGGCAAATCGCTTTCGTATTGCGAATATTGAAGTTCCCATAGTCCAGCACTACACGTTTGAGCCCTTCGACACAAACGGCGCCCCCAAAGTCCAGATTCCTCTCCGTATCCCGAACCCGACGCGCAACATCTTCTTCTTCGCCCAGCGCTACGATGCACCCAACTATAATGCCCCCTTTCTCGCGACGAGAGACCTTTCTGGTGCCGACGCACCGCAACCCCCCTGGTGGCCGAATGCTGCGCCCATAAACCTGAGAGCCCCCGACCTCTTGCGCCCCGCATTCGTGTTTCGGGACTCGGAGCCGCTCAAGACGGCTATGCTCACCTACGAAGGCAGCCTCGTTCGCTACGCGACGCTATCCCCATCCCTTTTCCGCAGCATAGTGCCGTCCTATGAACTCAAAAAGGCCCCGTTCGTGAATCGGTATTACTACACTATGCAATTCGGGCTGAACCACGGAGCGATTCCGGCTTCGCAGCCGAGTGGAGAGGGGAATTTAGATAAAGTGACGCGAATGACACTAGACCTGGAATTCAAGCCCTTCCGTGGATGCGTAGCAGCAACACAAGTGCCTAGGTATACTGTCTATGTCTGGGCGGAGACCTATAATGTCTTCCGCGTGTATGGCGGCCGCGGGGGCCTGCTATTTGCGTTCTAAGGTGGGCTCCTGCTCCTGTTTCACGGGTGGCGGGGTACACGGCGCATACGGCGGGTCATCCTCCCACGACGCCGGCAACTTAAGTTCCGGCATCGGCAACAGCGGCACACCAAATTCCGCGATAGATTCCGCTGTCAGCACCGGCGTCCCTGAAATATCCACGAGGGGCTTATAGGGTGTTGCCCCCTTGACGACGTTGCTCCACGATTTCCGGAACGTAAATGCGCTTGTACGACCCGGTTGAAACGCGCGCGTAAATTCCGCCGGCGTCTTGGCCGAAACGAAGAGATTACGAATCTGGAAGGAATTTCCATTTCGCCAGTCAACCCTTTTCGATGCCTGCTCAAGTTCGTCGTCGTCCATAATGCGACACGGTTCGCTCATTCTGCCTGTCCTGCCGATAAATTTGAGTGGTCAGGCTTTAGCCGCATGTAGTTGCAGCAGCAGTCATGACCTCTCTCCTCATCGTGGAATCGCCCGCAAAGTGTTCCAAGATCCAAGGATTTCTCGGGCCGGGGTGGCGAGTCATCGCGACCATGGGCCACATCCGTGCTCTAGATGAGGACCTGGATGCCGTAGGCCTGGACCGCGACTTTGAACCGCGCTACGCGTTCATTAAGGACAAAGGGAAGGCGATTGCAGCGCTCAAGGCGGCGGCGAAGGATGCGACCACCGTCTTCCTCGCCAGCGACGATGACCGAGAGGGAGAGGCGATCTCCTTCTCCGTTGCCGTGCTCCTTGACCTGAATCCGGCCACGACACCCCGTGCTGTCTTTCATGAAATTACGGCGGCAGCGGTGAAGGCGGCCGTATCAGCCCCCCGCCGGATTGATATGAATCGTGTGAATGCGCAGCAGGCGCGAGCGGTCCTGGATATGATGGTGGGATTCACTATCTCACCACTCCTCTGGAAATTCGTGGGACCGGGCCTCTCGGCGGGGCGGTGCCAGACGCCGGCGCTCAGGCTTGTTGCAGACAGGGAGCAAGATATTGGTGGCTTTCAGGTGGAGACCTCTTGGACCGTGAAAGGGGTTTGGGGGCAAGCCTCCGGTGGCACCGCAACGTTTGAAGCCGCGCTCGCAGATGCGCTGGATGATGAAGAGTCCGCGACGAATTACATGGAGAACATCCATGCGGAGCCGACTGCAACGGTGGCCGAGGCGGCCACGAAGCCCTGGACCGAGTCTGCACCGAAGCCGCTCATTACGAGCACCCTCCAACAGGAGGCGTCTGCCCTCTATGGGTCGCAACCCAAGAATACGATGCGTATCGCCCAGCGGCTCTATGAGGCTGGTCATATCACTTACATGCGGACGGACCACGCTGTGCTGAGCGAGGAGGCACGGATGGCCGCGGAAGCCTATGTGCGAGTCACCTATGGGGAGGCGTTTGTTGGCGTTGTCGCTGCTGCGGCGCCTGAAGTTACGGAGACCAAAAAGAAGAAGAAGACGGCTAAGGAAAAGGAAGCCGCTGGCGCCCAAGCCCAAGAGGCGCACGAAGCAATCCGTCCCACGCATATGGAGACGACTGACCTCCCCACCGACGAGGACTGGTCCGCCGTGGACCGCAAACTCTACAAACTCATCTGGAATCGCACGATCCAGTCTGTGATGACTCCCTGTCGCGGCGAAGAGCGCCGTGTCCTGTTTCGCGCCGACGGCGACCCGAATGAACTGGACTGGCAGGCGACATGGCGTCGCACAATCTTCCAGGGCTGGCGCCGTGTCGGCCAGGCTATCGCCGACCTGGACGAACAAGAGGCACCCGATGCGGCGACTCCTACAGGATCCTGGAGCATCGGCCAGGCGCTGGAGCCGGGTGCCAAACTCACGTGGCGCAGCCTAGAGGCGGTTCCCAAGGAAACGAAGGCCCCGCCCCGATACACGGAGGCCACACTTGTTCGCGAACTGGAGCGGCGAGGCATCGGCCGTCCCAGTACCTTCGCCGCTCTCGTTGGAACAATTATTGACAAGGGCTATATTGAGAAACGCGATACGCCTGCGCGTGATGTCTATCTGCGCCAACTGCGTCTGGAGCGACCGGGACAGTGGCCTCCTACCATCACGCAGGTCACCAAAAAGGTGGGTGCGGAGCGCCAAAAGGTGGCCCCTACTGCTCTAGGACTTTCCGCTCTGGACTTCTGTATGCGCGAATTCCCTGCCCTCTTCAACTACGACTTCACGAAGGCCATGGAGGACCGACTGGACCATATCGCGACCGGAACGGAACAGTGGAAGGCGATTTGCCGCGATACGTGGGGGGCCTATAAGGATCGCTATGCGGAATTGAAGACGGCGAAGGGAACTAATGGCGCCAATTCGGCGCGCCAGCGCGCCTTTGCGGACGGCATCAAAGCGGTCTCCTCCAAGAAGGGTCCCCTCTTGATGAAGGAAGGCGCGACGAAAGATGACACGGTCTTCTACGGCTGGCCCGCCGGCATCGCCTTTGGAGACCTAACGGAAGAGCAGGCTGCGACCCATGTCGCCGGTATTCAGGCTGAGCGAGATGCCTCCGTGCTCGGGGAACACGAAGGCAAGCCGCTGTCAAAACACAAGGGGCCTTACGGCTCCTATGTCTCCTGGAATGGAGTAAATATTCCCTACGTGGAAGGCGACACAGTGGAAACGCTCGTAGCAAAGGCGGCAGCGAAAAGCCAGGCTGTCCTTCATACCATCGGCCCCTTTGAATTCCGGAAGGGCCCCTATGGAGTCTACTTCTTCAAGAAGGATGTGGTGGGCAAGGCACGCAAGTTTGCCTCTTTGCCGACTGGCCTGGACCCGAAGGTGCTGACGGTGGAGGCGGCGACGAAGATTTACCAGACGGGGCTCCAACAGAAGGCGAAGGCGAAGGCGTTCGGTTCTGGTACATGGGCCGCCAAAGACCGGAAAAAATAGGGTGTTTAGGGCGGGCTACTAAGTTATGCCTCCTAGCGTGCCTCGCGCTCGGCCTCTTGGCGCGCAGCAGCCTCCTGCCACGCCGCGCGACGAATCACCTGGCGACGCTTCTTTTTGTTGCGCACGACGCGGATCCAGCCCTCGTCCGGGCCGTACTCGCGCTTCGCCGCGTTAGAGACCGTCTGGTAGACATACGGCTCGTCCGGGTAGATGCCGGGCGCGCAGCGCACGTAGGGGATCGGCTGGCGTAGGTGAGCGGGGATGTAGGTAGTGTTCATCTCTGGGGTCCTGCCTACTAGAGGCGCCGCCAAGCCGGCAATTTTATTTCCGCGCGGGCCGACAGGGATGCTCGCGGATTTGGGTATCATAGCACTTTGTATGGCAATTCTTGCAGCCGTTCTCTATCTTCGGCGCGCGGCTCTCAAGAAGGCCCCAGCCCCCTATAAAGGCGCACTTGTCCCAGAGGGGTTCTATAAACTCTGTTCGCCGATTCCCGAAGGAAGCCGGCCGGTCGCTCTTTGGATTACTGCGGAACAGACGGACACGGGGTTAGCGCTAGCAGACTACTTGAAGGACCGCCAAGGGTGGGAGGTTATCTTCGTTATGCCTGCAGCAGCAGTCGCCATGACGCCAGCGCTCCGTTATCATCAGCGCGGTGCCATCCAAAAGTCTATGCGGCAAGCGACTGTCGTCGTGGCCGAAGGAGAAGCCGTCCAGACCGCTGTGCTGACGGCGGCGCATGCGAAGAAGCCCCTCGCCGTTCTCGTTCATGATGCAGAACAGGGTGAGCGACTCGCTGCTGTCAAGCCTGGACTTACGACCGTCGAGTCCTACCGCCTTGTTCTAACCGCAAACTATCTGGTCCCCACATATGCTGCTCTAGACCTTCCCACCGTCGTCGCGCATAACCCCTTTTACGCCATGCGCTTTGCGACGCACACAACACGCCGCTACATAACAATCATCGGCCTGACGACCCCCACCCTCTTTTACGAAATCGCAAGAGCGATGCCTGACCATGACTTTCTTGCTGTACGAACCTCAACCGGTCATCAAGTACTTCCGCCCAGAGGGCTCAAGAACGTGACGGTATGGCAGCCGCAGGCTGATCGGCGAAATATTTATGCGCAAACGGCGATTCTGGTGGTTCCCGAACCATCTGCGCTCTGGGTTCCCCACAGCTTAGAGGCCGCCGCGTCAGGAATCCCCACCGTGGCCGCAGCTGCAGACCCGGTCGTGCAAGAGACCCTCGGCGATCTCACGACCTACGTGGACTCACCCCAAGTTGCGGACTGGGTTGTCGCGATCCAGGGGCTCCAGGGGCCGACCTACGAAGCGCTAACGCGCAAACTCGTGGCCCATGCCGCGCGCCAAGACCCCTCTAAGGAACTAGCGGCGTTTACGCAGAGTCTTACGTTTGCGTAAGCGGCTGCGCCGAGTACGCCTGCCACCTTTTGGTGGCTGCCAAGGGGTCGCCGGTGGCTGCCAAGGGGTCGCTGGCGCAAATAGCGAAGCGATTCCTCCAGGGGGCAGAGGCGCCTGAGTAGTCGTCGGCAGCCCCTCTTCGTCAGGCAGTTCGCGAATCTCGCGCTCAATATTCGCACGGTGGCGAGTAAATTCGGTAGGAACACTTTCTTTATCGCACACTAGTACGTAATTGCGGATAAATGCACGAAATGCGAAAAAAATGAATTCATGGTACCGCGGATTGCGGAACGGCTCAAGTACCCTATAGGGGTTTATTTCTTCATCAATATGGTGTTTAAACTTGATTTTATAGTATGCCTGTAAATCCAACGGAAATGTGAAAATGTCTGGATGCCGACTGAGTATTGTGTACTCAAGAATCGGGTCATCGCGGTCAGTAATCCCCTCCTTTATATATCTCTTTAAGACCTCCTTTTGGCTCGCGATCATTTCATCCGCAGATGTACATGCCCCCTCTACAATACACGCTATATTGATATCAGCAAGTTTATCAGCAGGGTCCATAAAAAACTCATCGTTGTAGGTAATTTGCACGCTCCCGTTGTGTCGATTTGAGAGTTTCTGTATCTTTGGATACTTTCGTGTCATAAGTTTATAGACTTCCTGA